TAAACTGTCCAGATGATGCACGCGCGCCGGGCGCTGCTTTACTGGAGACAGGCCATGACGGTATCAACCGTAGTTGACCATAACGATTACACCGGGAACGGTGTTACGACATCATTCCCGTACACTTTCCGTATTTTTAAGAAGACAGATCTGACTGTTTCAGTTATCGATCTAAGCGAAAACATCACGGTGCTGGTGCTGGACACTGATTACACCGTTACAAACGCAGGTGGCTTTAACGGCGGAAGTGTTGTTCTAACCTCGCCGCTGGCGAACGGTTGGCAAATCTCCATTGCCCGTGAACTGGAGCCGACACAGGAAACTGATCTACGCAATCAGGGTAAGTTCTTTGCTGAGGTTCATGAAGACGCGTTCGATAAACTGACGATGCTGATCCAGCAGGTTGGCACGATGTTTAGCCTGGCGCTGCGGAAGCCAACCAGCATTGCAAACTGGTACGATGCGCTGAACAACTATATCCGCAACCTGAAAGACCCGCGTGACCCGCAGGATGCAGCGACAAAAAATTACGTTGATACTCTGTCAGGTAATAATCTGAGCAGATCACTTCGCGTTCCGGAGCCAATTAATCCGCTTCCAAATGTAGCTGGACGCAGAAACATGATGCCTGCGTTTGATAATGAAGGTAACGCGATAGTTGTGGTTCCTCCATCAGGTTCAGCTTCTGATGTTTTACTTCAACTTGCCAGCACTGCTGATGGAAAAGGAGATGCATTAATTGCAGTTAAACAACCATTCACCGGTGCAGTTGCTAGAACACAACACCAAAAGAATCTTGATGTACTTAACGTCAAAGATTTTGGTGCAATCGGCGATGGGAGTGATAACCCACTATCTTCTCGGTTTGCGTCGTTAAGCGCCGCCCAAGCGGTGTATCCTTTTGTTACGGCATTGACTCAGACTCAAGATTACGCTGGCATACAGGCGGCAATAAATGCCGCAAAAGTCCTTAATGCTGCCGTGTTTATGCCTTCCGGGCAGTATATTACCAATTCTACCATTACTGCTGACTACGCCTTATCTATGTATGGCGAGGGGGGCCAGGGCCTGCGGGACGTGTCCAGCACACACGGCCCTTCACAGGTTCGCGGAACCGTAATTATGTCTAAAGTGGCTTCCGGGCGGACTTTGTCTATAGCGCCCGATAAATATTGTTTTGGACTAACTTTAAGAGATTTTGCTATCTGGGGGGTTGAGGGGCAATGTGATGTGGGTCTTTATCTTGCAAATGTAGGTTGGATGGGCATTGTCGAAGGCGTCAATATCCAGCAATTCCCTAATCAGGGACTTGAGATTGGATATATACAAGATACATACTTTAACAACTGTAGCGTTTTACAATGCGGTAATTCTACCAACTTCGCAGTAACATGTTCTACCGACTCAAACTATGTATATTTTAATGGTTGCCATTTCGAACTAACGGCATATATGTTTAACATCAATAATTGCTGGAATTTCTCCTGGAACCAGTGTCATTTTGAAGTTGCTAGGCCTGTCGGTGATGGGGTTACTGATAACGACAGATTCTATTACATTTCAACAGCAATGAATCTTGGAACCTCTTATCGCCTGTCTTTCAGTGCATGTACATTTATACCTGTTGACGCTGCATATCTGGCAACTAAGCTATCACTGGCACGTAAAGATGTTCCTTACTTTATGATGAGTAGCGGTCCATACATTACGTTCAGTGAATGCATTTGGCTGGCTCCAGAGGGCAGTGTAGATATTGGGTATTTTACTGGTTCTCACATCCACTTTGGTGAGTGCCAGATGATCTCAGTTACGCCCTCTAAGCCATCACTTTATGTTCAAAAAGGTACTGTTTCTGATTGCACATTTGCCATCAAAATTGATGATGATAGCGGAAGACTTTTTGGTGCAACGGTAAATGAGGGTGCAGTATCCGGAAGTTCATTTTTATTCCTCGGGATAGATAACGGTGTTAAAAGAGGTGCCGGATTTTTTCTTATAGGGTCTGCATCCTGCAATGGAAACGAGTATCAGGAAAGTGCATCTGTGCATAAATATCTTGATAATGCTGCAACCGTTAATGGATTTGATGGTAAAGTACCAAGGTATCTGAATGTCAATGCGTCAGGTGATATTGATTTAACTGACTATCATCCAGCAACACAACTCATGGTGGGCGCTAATAGTGTGACTATTAGTCATATTTACGGAGCTCCATACGGAAGGGATGTCATTGTGACAACAAATAACACAGGAACGGTTCTGGCTTATTCATCTGACAATCTTCTTACTGCAGGTGCAGTTAACTACTCCCTTGGGCGGTATCATACAGCTCTATTTAAGTGTGTGAGCACAGGGGTTAGCGTTTTGCAGCAGATTGGTTAAGTTGCAGGTTGCTGGATGTGTGGTAAACTTCACTCCTTTACCATTTTATAAAAGAATGAAATGAAGCACATTCAGCAACTTGATGGACTAAGGGCATTCAGTGTCATGGGGGTAATCCTGTACCACTTAGGGATTCCTGGATTTGGAATGGGTTGGCTTGGGGTTTCTTTTTTCTTTGTGCTTTCAGGTTTTTTGATCACAAGAATATTGATAGAATCAAAGTCAGGAAGCAACTTTTTTTCTAATTTCTATTTAAGAAGAAGCCTCCGTATTTTCCCACTCTACTATTTATATATAGCTGTAATATTTATTTACTGTTCGTATCTTGGTATACAGAATACCCAAAACTGGTTGTATTATATCTTCTACGTACAGAATTATACTATGGCATGGAATGGCTTCCTGTATACTCCAGGACAGGAATTTGGTCATACATGGTCTCTTGCTGTTGAGGAGCAATTCTATCTGCTCTGGCCTCTTGTGGTGTTCTTCTGTAACAGGAAATGGATTTTTATATCCGCAGCTATACTCTCATGCATAGCCATAGCATCACGGTTTTATCTTGCAGAATACACGTCAATTGTCTCCTTTGCTCCGCTGTTCTCGGCTATGGATACCCTTCTTATAGGGGCGATCATTGCTGTTATCTCAGTTAACCAGAAAGCGATGAGAGTAGTATCATGTTCGCTGTTAGCTATAGGCCTGTTCTGGTTCATCGCAGTGGTTAAGTTTGGCATACTAATATATGGCTGGCACACCGGCCGTGAAATCGCCAACCAAAGCCTTTATCTTTCCTCAAACATGCTGTTTGCAGGAATTATCGGTGTGATCGCCTCTGGCGTTATCAAAGCAAAATTTTTAACAATTGCCCCATTAATTTACCTTGGAAAGATAAGCTACGGCCTCTATCTGTGGCACCCATTCGCAATTCAGGTTGTGGACTCGCTACAATACAGAGGGCACTTCCTTTGGGTAACTGGATCAATGATATGGATGTCAAAACTTGCTCTGACCATCGCGATTTCTGCCCTGTCATTTAAGCTTTTTGAGTTGCCATTCCTTAAGCTTAAGGACAGATTTACTAAGAGGTAGTCCAGGTATTTTCCTAAGGTAATATCTATCCATATATGGTTTATTGTGTATGATGAACTCACCAACTAAGGGGGTTCTTATGCACATTAAACGGTGGTCATTATGGCAACCTCGCTGACAACGGAGTCACTCAACCAGGGGCTTAGCCTCGGCGCACTGGCTTCCGTTGTTGCCGGGGTTCCTCCGGAAGTGGCGCTCGGGGCGCTTGCTGGCGCGGTAATTTTTGTTACCTCGGCAGTTGAATATCCCATAAAGCGCCGGTTGCTCATGGCGCTTCTCAGCTTCCTCTGTGGCGTTCTCTTCTATAAAGCAACATCTTCAATTCTGATAGGCGTTGCCAGCCTGATCCCCACGATTACGCAGGACTCTTTCGAAAAGGGTATTGTGTTTTCTGCCGGGGCATTCGTGTCGGCAATTGTCGCCGTCCGCATTGGTATCTGGCTATATCACCGTTCTGAAAATCCACGCGACCTGATCCCGGGGAGAAAAGACGATGACCAGTCCTGATCTGCTGTTAATCCTGAACGCAATAATCTGCGGCGGCATTGCTGTCCGCGTCCTGCTATTCCGCCGTGACGGGTCACGCCATCGCTGGTGGGGTGGATGGCTCGCCTACATCCTGATTGTCGTGGCTGCCAGCGTTCCTATCCGCACCTTCTACGGATACTACGTCAGCGCCGACTGGTCAGAAGTCATCATCAAAGCCGTGTTCCTTGCTGCGCTCATCAAGACAAAAGGGAACGTGGTGCAAATTTTCAAGATAACGAGGTCCCAGCATGGACATTAAGCAATTTCAGCGTGCAGCTGGTATCAGCGACGTGTTGGCCACGCGCTGGTATCTGCATATCACCGCAGCCATGAAAGAGTTTGGTATAGAACAACCGCTGCACCAGGCGATGTTTATAGCGCAGGTTGGGCATGAGTCAGGCGGCTTCACCCGGCTGCAGGAAAACTTCAACTACAGCGTTTCCGTGCTGGCAGGATTCGTCCGTGCAGGCCGACTCACCCAGGGCCAGGCCAACGCGCTTGGCCGCCGTGCTGGTGAGCCGTCGTTGCCGATGGAGCGTCAGCGTGCGATTGCCAACCTGGTTTACAGTAAGCGAATGGGGAACAACGGGCCGACAGACGGCTGGTTCTACCGCGGGCGCGGGCTTATCCAGATCACCGGTCTGAACAACTACCGGGATTGTGGCAACGGCCTGAAGGTGGATCTGGTCAAACAACCGGAACTGCTGGCACAAGACGAATATGCGGCCCGCAGCGCGGCGTGGTTCTTCTCCACCAAAGGCTGCATGAAGTACACCGGTGACCTGGTGCGCGTCACGCAGATCATCAATGGCAGCCAGAACGGTATCGACGACCGTCGCGCGCGGTACATCACAGCCACTAAGGTGCTGTCGGTATGATCTCGGCATTCGTCAAAGCGTACTGGAAACAGTTGCTTATCGTGGTGATGCTTGCTGCCCTGGTGGCCTGCGGAGTGGTTGCCTGGAATGTTCACGGCAGCCACCAGTACGACGCCGGGTATGCGCAGGCCAAGGCAGACCGAAAAGCTGAAGATGATAAAGCTCGTCAGCATGACGAAGAGGAGAAAGCGACCAATGAACGTGAAGCGCAACAGAGGATCGACCAGGCGCGCAATGATGCTCTTGACGCTGCCGCTCGCGCTGGCCGGTTGCAGCAACAGCTCGTTGCCATCCGTGAGCAGCTCAGGCAGTATAACGCCACTGTCGGCGCTGGGTCGTCAGCCGCAGACACCGGAGTTTTGCTTGCCGACGTGCTCAGCAAATCTCTCGAGCGAAACCGACAACTGGCAGAGTACGCTGACCGGGCCGCCGAAGCTGGACGAGTCTGTGAAAAGCAGTACGATTCGCTGACCCGTTGACATGGCATTTTTCATGGTACTGATTTCCGGTGACGGTATATAAAACGGTACGGTGAAAATTAGTTTTCAGAAACTTTTTACTACTCAATTGGTTATGTATGCCGTAAATAATTGAGTGGGAATAAGTTTCCCCCGTTAGTCAGTGAACAAAACCCTCTGTTATTACAGAGGGTTTTTTTATTTACGGCGGTGCTGACCTTAGGAAACGTCA